TAAAAGAGGGTTTTGGAAATTTAGGAGTTTTACAAGCTGGGGAATATTCTGGTGCTTATACTATTATACCGAAATACGGAGTAGGTGTTGATGTACGTAGTTGTGATGTATCTTTTTTTAATGTTCACGAATTACACGGAAATACTGCAATAAAACCAATCGGCAACGCTGAAAGAATATCTATTATAGCTTATTTTAGAGAAAAAATGACTGAATGTGGTAGCGCAGCTGAGGAACTAGAAAGAGTAAAATATGCAACTTAACTACAGAAAAGGCACGACAGACGAAAACATCATTAAAGAAATAATACAGAAACAAGCGTACAGAAAAAAAAAGTTAGATTTTAAAATTGAAAGTGATGATGTTTGGCTAGACGGAGGCGCACATATTGGTATTTTTGGCTTATATGCTGCTCAAAATGGTGCAAAGAAAGTTTACTGCTATGAGCCTGAAGATGAAAATTATAATCTTTTATTACAGAATATTACAATAATGAAATCAGAATATCCTACTGAAATAACTGCTAATAAATATGCAGTAAATCAAAATGGTGGTGTAGGTACTTTCACTATAGCACCTAATACTTGGCGACATTCTTTAATGACACATTATAAAAAAAAATTACCAACACAGGAAATTAATTGTAAAAGTTTAGATGAAGTATTGCAAACACATAGCGATATAAATTCAATCAAGCTAGACATAGAGGGTTCAGAATTAGATATATTAAAAAACGATCACGACTTTTCTAACGTGAAAAAATTAGTGTTTGAATACAGTTTTACTAAAGATAGACGTATGGATAACTTCTTTAAATGTGCAGAAAAATTAGAAAAATATTTTTATGTCGATATACAGAACAGCTTCTATAATCAAAAACATCAAGGACAGCAAGGATTATGGGGTGGATTTATAGATGCAATTATCTTTTGCAAAGCTAAGTAAAAAAAGATAAAAAAGTCATAATTACAAAAAAAATACCTTTACTCAGGGGAAAGAGGATAAATGGCTGATAAGAAGAAAGTTGGAAGACCTAAGAAAAAACTCCCATATTCGTTGGAAGATATAGAAAAATTAGCAACTATGCAGTGTACTAGAGAAGAAATTGCAAATTTTTGTGGCGTATCAGTTAGCACATTAAAACGTAATTTTGACCCCCCTATAAAAAAGGGGTGGGATAAGGGCAAAAGGTCTTTAAGACGTGCTATGTTTGATAAAGCTATGAGAGGCAATACGACTATGTTGATTTGGCTTTCTAAAAATTATTTAGGTATGAAAGATAAAGTAGAAACATCAGAAGAGAAAGAGCCGTTGCCATGGAGTCCTGATCTTGTTTAATGCCATACACTAAACCACAGGCTGAGGTAATCGGCAGTAGATCAAGATTCAGAGTATTAATTAGTGGGCGTAGATTTGGGAAAACATTCTTAGCTATCAATGAACTAGCACGATTTGCACGATTTCCGAATAGACGTGTTTGGTATGTTGCACCGACCTACAGACAGGCCAAAGCGATTTGTTGGCAAGAACTGATACAAAGACTTAGAGCGCATAATTGGATTAACGAAGTAAATAACTCTGATTTAACAGTCACTTTAAGAAATAATAGCAGAATATCACTAAGAGGCGCAGATAATGAAAATAGTTTGCGTGGTATAGGTTTAGATTTTTTAGTTATGGACGAGTTCGCAGATATAAACCCTACTGCATGGCATGAAGTATTAAGGCCTACTTTGAGTGATACTCAGGGCCATGCTATCTTTTGTGGTACGCCTAGAGGATTTGGTAATTGGGGTTATGATATGTATGTCAAAGGTCAGACCGATAATGAATGGGAAAGTTTTAAATTTACTACGTTAGAGGGCCTACAAGTGCCTAAAGAGGAAATAGAACAAGCACAAGAAGATTTGGACGAGAGAACTTTTCAGCAAGAGTATATGGCCTCATTCGTTAATTATGCTGGAATGATTTACTACAACTTTGATAGAAATAAAAACATCATAGACAAACATTCACATCAATATCAAACTTTGCATATTGGTTTAGATTTCAATGTCGATCCAATGTGTGCTGTTGTTTCTGTAATTGAAAATGATAGAATTTATGTTATAGATGAAATACAGATATGGTCATCAAATACAAATGAAATGGTTGAAGAAATAAAAACACGATACAAAAACAAATGTATTATTTATCCTGACCCAAGTGCAAGACAAAGAAAAACTTCTGCTGGTGGTCTAACTGATTTAGCAATATTAAAAAATGCTGGTTTCGAAGTTCGTTGTAGAAACTCTGCGCCATTAGTTAGAGATAGAATTAATTCAGTAAACGCAAAACTAAAAAACGTAAAAGGTATAAACAATTTATTTATATTGAAATCTTGTAAAAATGCCATTAAGAGTATTGAAAGACAGATTTATAAAGAGGGTACGCATATACCTGACAAAGATAGTGGTTATGACCATTTCAATGACGCACTAGGTTATTGCGTAGAATATAATTTTCCTTTGAAAAGGGATTTTAGACCAAACCCTCCAAGTAGGTGGAGTTGATGGATAGGAAAATATTAACAACAAAACATGACCTTTGGCATAAGAATGTTTCTAATTGGGAATTTTTTATTCGTAGTTATCTAGGTGGAACAGATTACAAAAACGGATATTACTTACACAGATATATTTTAGAAAGTCCAGAGGAATACGATCAAAGAATTAGACATACACCATTAGACAATCATTGTAAAAATGTTGTTCAAATTTACACAAGTTTTTTATGGCGAGTACCACCGACTAGAGATTATGGAACTTTAGACGGAGACCCACAACTTGAATCATTTGTTGCTGATGCAGATTTAGACGGAAGAAGTTTCGATACAGTTATGCGTGAAGTTCAGATGAATGCAAGTATTTATGGCAACTGCTGGGTAATTATCGACAAACCACAAACTAACGCAAAGACTAGAGCAGAAGAACTACAACAGGATATTAGACCTTACATGTCTATTTACACTCCTGAGAATATAGTTAATTGGAATTACAGAAGAGCAGCTAGTGGTAGATTTTATTTAGATATGTTAGTGCTAGTCGAGGACATCAACAGCGATAGAGCAATCATAAAAGTTTTCACAGAAGAAATGATTGGCACATACAAAGTTGAAGATTACGATAAAGAATATGCTGAGGGTGATGTTACAACGATTGAAGAAATACCAAACCCTATAGGAAGTATACCAGCTGTGAATGTTTATAATCTAAGAGGAAACAAAAGACCGATTGGTATTTCAGACTTAGCAGATGTTGCACATTTACAACAGTCTATCTACAATGACTATTCAGAAAAAGAACAATTAATTAGATTAGCAAACCACCCAAGTTTAGTTAAGACACCAAACGTAGAGGCGAGTGCTGGTGCTGGTAGTATCATAGAAGTTCCTGAAGATTTAGAACCAAACTTAAAACCATACATCATACAACCTAGTGGTCAAAATTTAGAAGGCATAATGAACTGTATTAGAAATAAAGTTGACGCTATCGATAGAATAACTCACATGGGTTCAGTAAGAGGAACATCAGGAAATCAAATTTCTAGTGGTATCGCACTACAAACAGAGTTTCAGTTGTTGAATGCAAAGTTATCAGAGAAAGCAGATTATTTAGAAAATGCTGAAGAGCAGATATGGTCATTGTTCGCAAAGTGGCAAGACAAAGATTGGGACGGTTCTGTAGATTATCCAGATACTTTCGACATTAGAGATTGGGCGAATGATTTACAATTTTTACAAATGGCTAAATCTAGTAATATTAAATCAGAAACATTTAACAAAGAATTAGATAAGCAGATTGCTGAAGCTGTTATTGATGATAACGAAATGATTAAAACTATTAATGATGAGATAGATAATTCAAGAACAGTAAGAGGCCAATTCCAAACAACTGAAATAGAGGGACAAACTCCAGATGCGCAAGAAGAAGAAGCGAGTTAGAAAAGTACCTAAAGATAAAGATTCAGGTTTACCAAAAAGATATTTGACAGGCCTAAAAGGTAGTAGAAGAACAAGAAGAGCAAACCTTATCAAAAGAGTTTCATCAATATATAAATCAGGTGGTGTTATCCCTAGAAGTTTGTTAAGAGCAAGGACAAGAGCATAATGGCATATAAAAGAAAACCTTTATCAGAATCAACAAAAGCAACACTAAGACGAAAAGCGAAAGCGTCAAAAAGATATACATATGCAACTTTGGCTAAAGTTTATCGTAGAGGACAGGGTGCGTTTTTGAGTGCTGGTTCAAGAAGAGTGCCAATGGCTGCTTGGTCTATGGGACGTGTCAATTCTTTTCTAAGAGGATCAAGAAAACATGATACAGACCTTAGAAGAAAAAGAAGAAAAAAATAATGCCTTTAATAAAAGGGTATAGTAGAAAATCAATCAACAAAAATATTAAAACAGAAATGCGCTCTGGTAAATCTAGAAAACAAGCAGTAGCAATAGCACTTTCAGTCGCAAAAAAAGCAAAAAGGAAGAGAAAAAGATAATGGCAAAGTATCAAGGTAAAACAGTAAAACTTAACAAACCATTTAGAACTCCGGGACAATCAAGAAAGTTTGCTGTATATGTTCGTGATAAAAAAACACAGAATGTAAAAAAGGTTCGTTTTGGAGACCCCTCGATGTCAATCAAGTCTAACATACCAGCAAGAAAAAGAAGTTTCGTAGCAAGAATGGGTGGAGTATTAAGAAAAGTTCGTGGCCAAAAAAATCTAAGTCCAGCTTTTTGGAGTTTGTATTCTTGGCGTAATTCTATCAAATGAGTGCTATATTAGATAAACTTGCAGATCAGCATGAAGAAAGATTAATCAATACACTCTATCGTCTTGAGGAAGATGTAATCAAAGAAGTCACGAAAGCGACTGGTGGTACATTAGATGTTGATACTAGATTAGCGATACAATTACAGCCAAAGCTAAGAGCAGCAATAGAAAACAATTTTTTAGATGAAGCTGATTTGTTAATTAATGAAGATTACAACAAGATAGCAAACGAAGTATTAAAAACATTCGGAGAGTTTCCGATACCAGCAAGATTTAAAAATTTAACAGAAGTAGATTTACAAACAATCAATGCTTTGAAATATCAATCATTTGCTGGATTTGAAGATGTTGCTGAAAGATTTATTAAAGTTATCAATGATGAAGTGTATCAAAGTATTATTGCTGGTAGGCCATTCGAAGATATGGTTTCTAATATCAGAGGACACATTAACGGAGTGTATCAAAGTTCTAATGTTGCCGAGATCAATGAGTTAGTTGATTTCGTCAATGAAAACAAATTTAATCCTAAAATGAAAACACAAGTTGAAGAGGCTATAAGAAAATTACACACACAGTACGCAGCTGATAGATCAGGAAATAATATGCGTAGATATGCTGGTCAGATAGCACATGATTCAGTAATGCAGTTTCACGGACAGTTTACAGTAAAGAAAGCAAAAGACAGTGGTCTAACACATTACCGATATACAGGTACATTAGTCCGTGACTCTAGACCTTTTTGCAGAAATATGGTAAACAAAACATTAACCGAAACTGAAATTCGGGATACTTGGAATAGTAGATCATGGGCTGGTAAATCTACAGGAGACCCATTCATCGTTAGAGGTGGGTATAGATGTCGGCATACATGGATACCAACAAGTCCTGAATGGAATATATAACAGGGAGTATTAAATGGCTGAAGAAAACAATGTAGAACAAACTACAGAAACTAAGGTTGAAGAAAAAGTTGTTGAGCAAACTACTGAGCAACCGAAAGTAAACTCATTTACAGAGGAAGACGTAAACAATATTGTCAAACAAAGATTGGCAAAAGAAAGAGCATCAATTTATAAAAAATTAGATGTAGAGGATTTAGAAACTGCAATTGAAGCAGTTGCAAATCAAAAGAAAGCAGAAGAACAAACCAAAATACAAAAAGGCGAGTTCGAACAAATCTTAAAAGAAAAATCAGAAGAGTTTAACAAGAAGTACACAAGTTTAGAAAGTGAACTGAAAGATATAAAAATTAACAAAGCTATTCTTTCATCAGCTTCTAAAAATCGTGCAATCAATCCTGATCAAGTTGTTGAATTATTAAAACATAATTTAAAACTGAATGAAGCAGGACAAGTAGAAATACTTGATAAAAATGGTATTGCACGATATAACGGTAAAGGGGAACTTTTAACTACTGACGAGTTAGTTAATGAGTTTTTAACACAAAACCCACACTTTGTGACTGCAACATCTAGTGGTAGTGGCTCAGTGTCGAATGTGGATAGGTCAGAACTCAGTAAACCTTTTAATCTGAGTGATTTAGATATGAATAATCCTACGGATAGAGAGACATATCGCAAGTATCGTAAAGAGCGAGACTCTCAGCCAACAAAGATTGTTTTAAACAAATAACCATTAAGGAGTAAAAAATGGCTAATGAAACAACAAGTAGTACGATATCGGAACTATATACCGAAATCGTAGCTGAAGCATTGTTCGTCGCAAGTGAACAATCAATCATGCGAGGCCTTGTCCGAAATTACACAATCTCTGGTGGTGGTAAATCTGTAGAAGTACCTATTTATGCCACAGTATCAGCTGGTGCTGTAAACGAAGCGACAGACCTTTCAAACACAGCCGTCAACCCAACTTCAGTGACTATCACTGCATCAGAGGTTGGCGTGATGACTACTCTCACAGATCTAGCAAGAAACTCAGCATCAAGAAATGTTGCTGCAGATATTGGTAGATTATTCGGTGAGGGTATAGCAACTAAGATCGATAGTGATCTAGCTGCTCTTTTCTCAGGGTTCTCAACTGATAAGGGTCCCGGTGCTGGTAACGAATTAACAGTACAAGATCTATTCGAGTGTGCTGCTGAATTAAAAACCAATAAGGCACCCGGTCCTTACTACGGAGTATTTCACCCAAAACAAATCTTTAACGTCAAAAAATCTTTGACTAATACATTTGTTGGTAGAGATACAGAACTATCAAACGAAGCTATGAGAAGTGGTTTTGTAGGAAATGTTGCTGGTATTCAAATTTTTGAAACTTCAAACATTTCAGTTGACGGATCAGACGACTCTATTGGTGGAGTTTTCTCACAAGACGCTTTAGGTTTAGCGATGATGCAAGACCTAAAAATTGAAACACAGCGTGACGCAAGTCTCCGTGCTGACGAAATTGTCGCCACGGCAGTATTTGGCGTAGGAGAATTACACGACACATACGGAGTTAAATTAACAGCTGACACGTTAGCTAACTAAAATAAACTTATTAAGGGGTGGTATATCCACCCCTTATTTGATATAAAAAATTATGAGTATTGAAACAGTAAAACTTATTAATAACAAAGGAGAAGTTATCGAGAGGTATAAGCACGACTACGAAAACAATCTTGAAAGATTCAATATGCGTGGTTGGAAACTTCATGACGGCAAAACTCCTAAAGCTGAACCTGTAAAGGAAGCAAAAAAAGTTGTTAAAAAAGTTGTAAAAAAGAAAACTAAAAAATAATGTCCTCTACTGTCTTTAGTGTGCAAAATACACATTTGCAGAAGATACAACCAGACATTCTAGAATTTGGTATAACCACTTTTGTAGATCAAATACAATTTGCAGAAAATGATGTGCTAAGACGTGTTCGTGAAGAATGGTGGGAAAGATATAGACATCAAGTAAGATATAAAGATATTACAAAAGTCACTACAGTTGAAATGACTAATAGTAAATTAACTCCGTCACAATGGGAGTTATCAGTGGTTTATTTAGCATTGTGGAAATATATTTACCCTCAGTTAACCAAATGGCGTGACCCAGATACAGGCGAGGGCAAAGACACTTTCCAAGTTCAAATCGATTTTTATAGAGACAGATACGAGGAAGAATTTCAAGCAATTCTTAGGGATGGGGTTGAGTACGATGAAGATGGTGGTGGGACAGTATCTGATAGTGAAAAAGAGCCTTTACATATGTTAAGACTTGTCAGGTAATGGTCGCAGAATTAAATGTTGATGCAAACGTCATTGAAGTAAAAAAATTTTTACAAAAACTTTCTAAAAAACAAAAAAGAACAATACAAAAATCTCTTAATAGAGTTTCAAACATGGCAGTATTAATGATTACAAAAAGAACACAATCAGGTAAATTACCAGACGGAGGCACTATGATACCTTATGCGCAATCAACTAAAGAGGATAGAAAGAAAAGAGGGAGACAGATTGGTCATGTTGATTTAACAGATTCAGGAAAAATGTTCAGGAGTTTAGATTTTAGGAAAAAAGGATTAAGAAACACTTTATTTTTTGCTAACAAAGAAAGAGAAAAAATAGCATTCAGGCACGACTTTGTTGGTGTTGGTAAGAGAAAAGTAAAAAGGCCATTTTTTGCTATAGGTAGAACTGAAGAGGAAAAAATAGTACAAGAGTTTAACAGATTTTATTTTAAAGAAATGAGATTATGAGCAAAAGAGAAAACATCGCAAACGATATCATTACAAAATTAGACGCTGTGACTAGTCCTATTGAGTTCAAGAAACTCACAAGAGAGCCTTTTGAGGTAGAAGAGTTAGCAGATTCTCAGTTCCCAGCTGCTTTCATACAAGCTGGAGATGAAACTAGAGAACCAGCATCTATAGGTGCGTCAGGTTCAGGATCATATCGAGGCACAATTGATTTCATTATTGTTGCGTTTGGTAAAGGCACAACTGCAAATATTGATACAGTCAGAAATCAAATAATTGAAGTGGTTGAAGAAACTCTTGATTCTGATATAACTAGAAATGGAAATGCATTGGATACACAAATTATTGAAGCATCGTCAGACGAGGGAACTATTTTTCCTTATGGGGGT